TTTGTTTTATGAAATCAGAAAAGTTGATAGCGTCTTTACAATCCTCGTTTAAAAAAACTTGTAGGTTGAATTGATTATTATTGGTTGTGTTATTGTTCCCTATCCTTGGTACCATTTCTTGAACAGTTTTTGTCAATTCTTTATTTTGTTGAATTAATTCATCAGTTTGGTTGTTTTTGGCAATTAGTAAATTCATAAGTTCTTTATTTTGTGTTATAATTTCAATCATAGAAGGTTTTTCTTCTTGGTTCTCTTGAACAACTATATAATTATTAATGAGAGCACAAACCTTTTTATGCTTATGTAATCCTTGACGATACTTATATATTTTTCCACATTCACAAATATAATCGTTGGGTTTGGCGTTTTTCGGAATTTTTCCGTCATTCGTAGTCATTCGTTTGTGTTTAGCAGTCAATAAATGTCTATTATAATCGCTTTGTTTAAAGCATTCAAAGTTACATTCTTTACAAATATATTTTTCGGCGTTTTTCGGCGTTTTTTTGTAATCCATTTGTTCCATTTTTGCATTGCGTTTATGTTTGTTTGTTTCTTCATGAACAATTAATGCTTTTTTTGTTTCGCAGGTTGTTTTGCAAACATCGCAATGCCAAACTTGTTTTTCCTTTTTTTCTTTTGGTATTGGAATAGGTCTGGGTTTCGGTTTGGGGAGCGGATCTATGCTATTTAAAGTTGCATGTAATGTTTCAAAATAATGTTGTTCCGCTTTTCGGGCTTCATAATGATCATAGCAATCGCGAAATGCAATTATATCCATTCTCCAATTATCCCACCCACCGTTTTCACGAATGCATTTGTACACTTTTAAATGATGATTAGCATCCTTTTCTTTAATACATGTTCTCTTATGGGCGTATTTTCTTTGCACGAAATTGGTAGTATGTCCGACATAAAGATCTTTTACTTCCGTGTCTTTACAATAAATTTTATAAAATACAGTATTTGAATAATCAATAACGTCAATGGGCATTCTAAATTAAACTCTTTTAAAAAAATCACATATCAAACGCAAAATAATAACAAAGTCCTAAACTTCAACCGCCTAAATAAAACGAATGAAAATCAAAAAAAAATTATGCTAACAAAAAAAACATAGAAAAATACGATTTACTGCATTATGGTAAGAACCCATTTTTCAGAAAAGTTGCTGAGAAAGTATTCTCAGAAAAATGAAAATTGGACAATTATTTTTGTCCACTTTTCGAAAAATCATAGAAGAATCCAAATCGGGGTTTTTTCTAATATAATATTATAGATGCCACTAGTTAAAATAGGAAAAAACGAGAAAGTCCCTTTGCGATATATTCCAAAAAATTTAACAATAAAAGACAAGGCGAAGCAAGTGCGTTATTTAAAAAAATCCCGGAAAAATTATAAGAAAGGAAAGTATTTTATAAGACCAAAAATAAAGAGTTTTAAGAATCGTAAATCAAATCATACAAGACGGTTACAAGAATTATATAAAGTCAAAAACGCGACACCAAATAAGGAATTGGCAAAAAAAAGTAAATGTAGCATAGAAACCTTGAAAAAAATAATAAATAAAGGTGAAGGTGCGTATTTGAGTTCGGGTTCTCGCCCGAATCAAACGCCCCAAAGTTGGGGGTATGCGCGTTTAGCATCTGCTTTGACTGGTGGAAACGCAGCAATTGTAGACTATCATTTATTAGAAAAAGGTTGTGACAAGAATAGCAAATCATTAAAACTTGCAAAATCAGTATGCAAAAAGAACAACAAATGTAATATAACAAAAAAAAGAAGGAGTTAATTCCAGTATTATAGCAGATGTTTATATATAAAAGTTAAAATATATAAACAGTAAAATATTATAAACACATATACAATAAAATAGTATTATGAACGAATCCAAAAAGCGTGTTCTTGAAATTAAAAGTGTTCAAGTTTCTCCAATACGAAATACGATAACTGCGTTGAAAGATGTTTTAACAGACGCATCAATAACATTTACAAAGCAAGGATTGAAAATTATAAATTTTGATAAGACCCATACTATATTAGTGAATGTAATATTATATGCTGATAGATTTGAACAGTATAGATGTGATCCCGATAAAATTATAGTATGTGCTAACACTTTACATTTATTTAAATTAATCTCAACAATGTCAAATGACGATACATTAACGATCTATATAGATGAAGAAGACTACCACGATGGTGTAGTATCACACTTGGGATTACAATACGACAATGGAGACATTAAACAACGATACACTCAGAAATTAAGATTGATTGAACCGGATCCGGAGGAGCTCATTGTGCCCGATGTAACATACCCAATTACTATAAATCTACCAACCACAGATTTCCAGAAAATCGTTCGTGATATGAACGGAATATCAGATAGAATTGAGATAAAGTCATCGGGAAATGATTTAACATTTGCTTGTAAAGGAACATTCGCGAGTTCAAATATATTTCGTTCAGAGTCAAATGGCAGCATGGAATTCTCCAAAAAACCAGATATGTCAGTAGTAGTCCAAGGTGAATTCTCGTTGAAAAGTCTGGGTCATTTTATTAAATGTACGCCATTATGCACAAATCTGGAATTATACCTAGGAAATGATCTACCATTAATCGCAAAATATGATGTTGCAAGTCTGGGTGAGATTAGAATGTGTCTTGCGGATCTTCCAAGATTATAATACATAGTATAACAGTTTTTATTATTATTAAATAATAAAAACAAATGTCTAACGTTTCTTGAAACTAGTAGCAGAAGAATGCTTTTTGAACAAGCAACCTTCCTTTGATAAATTAGAAATATCAATCATTGTATTTGGGTCTTGAATAGAACAATCACTTAACCATACTTTTATAACACAAAAATTACGCTTCGGTGAGATAGTAATACCAGTAACCTTTTTATTATGAGATTTATTGGTGAATAGCGTCTCACCACATACAGCATAAGACAAGTCTTTCCAGACAGTGCCTACAACCTTATTTAATACCTTAAATGAAAAACATCCACCATCACGGTTCGCGGGGTCTTCCCACATTGGTGTGATACCTTTACGCATTATAAACAACATACAATATTTGACTATTTTTTCGGGTATAGATTCATTTATTACAATGGAACGCTCTGCTGTATTTATATCACTCGCTATTATATTATAACTTTTAATATCCCAACTTTTATCCTGTGGTAAATGGAAATACAAATTCCATATACCAAGCAATGGATGGGATTGTTTTGGTGAAGTTTTGACGTTGATTTCCATCGTCTCTAATATATAAAGTGTTTTTTTTTTAAATTGATTTCATTAATCAGTTTTAATATTAGATTTAACTTCAATTACTTCATATTTTACATTAGATAATCTGATATACTGATTACTGTTCAATGTCGTAGTATTTATATCCGAGTCTAAAATCACCAACTTATAATCCTTATCAAATTCATAAGGTTTATTTTGGTAATTCAAACATTTTAACACAAAACAGGGCGAAAACAATTCGTTCCCTGCAATCAAATATCTCTTATCTAATTTCAACGATATAGTGTTTTTCATTTTCGGGTGTTGATATTCAATAGACAAGAAATAATTTCGTGTAGGGACAGTATCACATACAATATTATATTCATCGTCAGTGTCATCATTCCATATCAACCTTGTTATGATATAATCGTCCGTCATATTTCGGTAATGAAGTAATACCAGATATTCGAGTTCATTCTTTTTTATTATAGGTTTAATAGTTGAAAAAATATTCTTATGCGCTGATACCAATCCAGACAAAGTGTTCGTAGTTTTGGTATCATATAAAATAGAATCCATATTCATATACTCTTCTTTATAATTATGATCCTTATAACACACCTTAAAATACGAAAAAGGTGGTTCTATATAGTGAGGCACTGTAAGTTTTTTTAACGAATATAAATTGTCATCAATTGTATCTATGCATTTATGAAATGAAACATTATTATTATACAAATTATTATAGTTTATTTCTAAATGAGTCTGTATAATATTAATCAAAAATAATATCTGGATACCAATATATGATAAATAATACATAACCTGTTCGTTAAAATCATTCATCTGTTCAATGTAACCAGTTTCGTCCATTATATAGGTATTATGTGATAATCTTTAAGTTTATTCATAATAATTATGAATAAAATTGGGTTAATCGTCATCATCGTCATGGTCCATAGTTTTGAAAGTGACCCGATTATCTTCAGTTATTGTATTATCCGTCGGTTCAATTGTTGAAATTTTACTAATCAACGTATCTATACGAGCAACCGTTTGAATACAATTAGAATAAGTCTCTCTTAAATTTAAAAGCCCTTTCTTTGCCTCCAATAGGTGATACTTATATGAATTATTATTAATATCATCTCGTCGTAATTCTTCCAACGCACGCATAACAATGCGATTTATCTTTTTAATGGTTTCATCTCTACTATCTTGACGCATCCATCGCCGAACACTCTCGGGCACATAACTGGGTTGTTCTAAATTCAAGTAAATGCCAGATGTGTATAATTTGGTATTTACCTGTACCTTACTTATTACTATTAAATTAACAATTAATTCGTCGTCCGCATTCATATGTGTATGATTATTTATAACGAGTTCTTTTTATTATAGTTTTTTATACGCTTATTATAAATGAAAAGTGGATTATTCATTTTCAGAAGAGATTTAAGAATCTATGATAATAATGCCCTTTATAATGCTTGTAAGGAATGTGATAAAGTATTTTGCTGCTTTATATTTACACCAGAGCAAATTACAAATAAAAATGATTTCAAATCTAGTAACGCAATCCAATTTATGATTGAAAGTCTAAAAGAACTATCATATGAATTTAACAAACTGAATAGTAAATTATATTTACTGTATGGTGATAATAATAAAGTTATATCGGAATTAATAGATAAGTTGAATATACAATCGTTATATTATAATCGCGACTATACTCCTTATGCGCTCGTAAGAGATCATAAAATAAAGGAATTATGCAATGACGCTAATGTAATTTGTAATGAATTTCAAGATTATTATCTATACGAACCAGGCACTATTCTAACTGGTAGTAATACTTGTTATAAGAAATTTACACCATTTTATAATAAGGCATTGAAAATAAGCGTAGATAAACCCACTACAATACTCAAAAAAAATTTATCTGTTAAATTTGTCACACTCGGTCATTCAACATCGTTCAATGCGATGTCTATCCATTATAAAATTAATGAAAACACATTAGTAAGTGGCGGAAGAACAAATGGACTAAAACAATTGAAAGAAACAATTAAAACACAGCAGAAATACGACCAAACGCGTAATATATTATCGCATAATACAAGTTTATTGTCAGCATATATCAAATTTGGTTGTATATCAATTAGAGAAGTGTACCATTTTTTTCGCAATAATTTCGGGATTAACAGTGAATTAATGCGTCAGTTGGTATGGAGAGATTTCTACGCGCAAGTATTATTCGCATATCCATATGTATTGGACCCAAAAAATAATAAGATAACATGGAACAAGAATAAGACATATTTAGAACGTTGGCATTTAGGGAAAACTGGTTTTCCTGTAATAGACGCATGCATGAGACAATTAAATGAAACCGGATGGATGCACAACCGTGGAAGATTGGTTACATCTTGTTTTCTCGTCAAAACATTACTACTTGATTGGCGCGACGGGGAAAAATACTTCGCGAAAAACTTAATAGATTATGATGTAGCGAATAATAATGGAAATTGGCAATGGTTATCGGGAACGGGCGTTGACACTATGCCTTATTTTAGAACATTCAATCCATGGACACAATCCGCAAAATATGAC